AACAATCCGCATATAAACGACAATTTACCGACAATGGCATTTCCTCACGATGGCAAGAAATTTCAAGCGGGTAACAACGCAAACCCAAACGGGAGGCCGCGTAAGTTACCGAACCTTGACAAGCTATTAGGGGACGTCTTAGGGACTGAAGAGGACAATAAGGACGGATGGGCTGTTATCATTGAAGCCCTGAAGAGAAAGGCGGCAAAGGGTGATGTTAGGGCGGCGGAGTTGTTACTAAATAGGGGATACGGAAAAGCTAAGCAGTTTATCAACCTTAACCACGAAGGCGGGGTAAACTTAGTCTTTGAACAGGCCACGCCACATGAAACAGATAAAGATAAAATATACTCAGGTATTCAGGAAGAATTTGGATGCCTACAATCTGAAACGCTACCGAGTGATAGCGAATCAGGGGTCGACTCGATCGGGTAAGACTTACTCGATTAGTCAACTATTAGCTCTTTACATAGCGAACAACGAGAAGGTGACGATATCAGTAGTTAGCCCTTCACTACCTCATCTTAAAAGGGGAGCTAGGAGGGACATTCTGAAAATCCTTGAGGATGCTGGCCTTTACTCAGATGAGGCGTTCAATAAAACAGACAACGTGTATCATTACACGAATGGCAGTTACATTGAGTTTTTCGGGGCTGAGGATGCAGGTAAAGTAAGGGGACCAGGTAGGGACATTCTCTACATAAACGAGGCCAACCTCTTACCATACGCCATCTATCAACAGTTAGCGTTCAGAACAGGTAAAACAATCTTTTTGGACTTTAACCCTGTAGACGAATCAAGTTGGGTTTATGACGTAGCGGATAAGCCTGGAAACCTGTTAATCCATTCTACCTACAAAGACAATCCTTTCTTACCTGCCGAGCAGGTAGCTGAAATAGAAAGCCTGAAGGATGCCGATCCAAACCTTTGGAAGGTATTCGGACTGGGTGAAAGGGGCAAGAGTGCGGAGATTATCTACACACACTGGAAAACAGGGGAAATGCCGAATGAAGGACAGACGTTTTACGGGCTGGACTTTGGGTACTCGGTCCCTAGTGCAATGGTAAAAGTCAAAATGCTTGAGGGTGTTGCTTATGTTGAAGAAATGATATATCAAACCAAACTGACAACCAACGACCTTATAGAGAAATTGAAGCATTTAGGTATTGATAGGTCAGATGAGATTTTTTGCGATAACGCCGAACCCAAAACGATTGAGGAACTGGCAAGGGCTGGCTTCAATGCTAAGCCTGCTTCAAAGGATGTCTATGCAGGGATTCAAAAGGTAAAAGGAACGCCCCTCGTTATTAGTCCCTTATCTGTTAATCTTATCAAAGAGATAAGGTCCTACAGATGGAAGACAGATAAAGACGGGAAAGTCCATCAGGATGAACAGCCTGTTAAAATGTGGGACCACTTGTGTGACGCTATGAGATACGCTATTTATACAAAACTAAATAAGCCGAGATTCGAGGTCTTGGCGTGGTAATATGGGTAAAATACAAGATGCTTGGGATGTGTTAAGAGGTAAGGCTTTACCCTTAATGAATGTGGGGCAACCTTTTGCTTCATATACAATGATGGGGGGAACCTATGTTGGTATTGCTGACAATAGAAAGAATTACATTATTGACGGATATCAGGTTAATGATATCATTTACACAGCTGTTACCTTAATTACGGATAAGGTAAGGCTCCCTGAGTGGCAGGCGTATAAGATAGTGGATGAGGAGGCTTTCAAGTCTTATGAAGGTTTAATGAGAAAGAAAGACTTAAGCACTCAGGACTATAAAAAAGCAATTGGATATAAGAAGAAAGCCATTGAGCCTGTTTATGTTGACAGACTCAGTGAGCTTTTAAAATATCCTAACGAATACGAGACTTTCCAGGACCTTGTTAGTAACTCAACAGGCTGGAAGCTAATCACGGGAGGTAGGACTGTTTGGGCTGAGATGTTACAATTAGGAGCTAATCAGGGCAAGCCTTTTCAGTTGCATAATTTACCGTATCAGGAAATAAGTATTATTGCGAGTACAAATAAATTTCCAATCATTGAGCAGGCTTATGTAATGACTAACCTTTCGGACGCTTTTTTTCCTAAGGCTCAAGTATTGCATGATAAGTATCAGAATTACGACTGGGATGTTAACGGAGCGCATTTATACGGCATGAGTCCATTGAAAGCCGCTCTTAGACGTTTAAGCCGTTCTAACTCAGCTATCAAGGCTTCAGCGGCAATGCTTGAGAATCAAGGCGTTAAGGGTGTCCTTTATGTTGATGATCCTAGAATCTTAAACGGAGGTGCTGATATACAAGATACTAGAAAGCAAGTAGAAGCTGTTAAGAGTAAACTCGTAGGCAAAGGTGAGTGGGTAGGCTCTGATAACTGGGGCCGTATTGGAGTGAGTGGGTACAAAATGGGATGGCAAGAAGTTGGGCTTAGTCCTGTTGACCTTTCTATCATAGAATCAGAGAAGTGGGATTTGAAGCGATTTGCAGCCGTTTACGGAGTGCCTAGTCAATTGATGGGTGATGCTGAGACTTCAACGTATAACAACGTCAGAGAGGCTGAAAAGGCCCTTACAGCACGTTGTGCGATTCCTGCCCTTGTTGCTTTTAGAAACCACTTTAATAGAAAACTACAAACAGACTGGGGATATAAAGGTCAGAATGTTTATGTGGACTTTGATCATACTGTATTTACTGAACTTGCTGAGGATGTAGCTGAAAAGAGTGCTTGGATTAAGGACCTTAAAACTTTAAGCCCTAACGAACAGCGAATGCACTTAGGACTTGAAAGAATAGACAACCCATTATTTGATGAGCCTTGGATTACTACTCAGGACGGTATGCCTTTAAGTGAGTATGATGTAGAAGATGAAGTAGAAGAGGTTGAAGATCTTGAGGAGATGGAAGAGGAAATGGATGACGAAGTAGATGATTGAGATGATAATTAAACAGACTTATCCAATAACAAAAAAGGAAAGGTGCTGTGCAATATATAAAGCAAAAATGGAAGCCAAAAGACAGGCTTTAAGAGATAGGTTAAATGACCAACAACGAAAGGATAGAATGGGCAAAGAATTTCCACCGAGTGAACAGGAAGTTCGGTATTCAGTTTTATCCTAAGGTTAAAGAGTCATTAGATAAGGTTGTTAGTTCTTTGATAGGTACTATAAAGAAAAAAGGAGCAAGGCAAGCACTTGTGGAGCTTCGCACTCAATTATGGAGTGATGAGTTGACAAAACCTGTATCTGATATATATAAAACAGTTGGGGTTTATCATGCTAATCAAACTTATAAATTAATTAGAAGAGAGATTGGAGAAAAGTCACGCAATGAGATGTGGGCAAAGGATATAGAAGAGGAATTAAGAAAAGTGCTTTTACAATTTGCAGTAGTTAAGACTTCTGAAACACTTAGGAATCATCTAATCCTTGTTTTGCAAAAAGCAATCTTAAAAGAAATGACAGTTGATGAGATTGTCAAGCTTTTTACTGATTCAGGATTTACTAAGATGCAAGCCAATAGAATAGTAAGGACAGAAGTTAACAGAGCCGCTAACACAGGAACAAAAGCTGCTGCTGATGGTTTTAATTACGAGATGGTTAAAGAGTGGATTGCTTTTAGAGATTCTAGAACAAGAGGCTTTAAACCTGATCAGCCTAAGGACCACTATGACATGGATGGGCAAGTAGTTGACTACTTTAGCAACTTTACTGACCCAAGAAGTGGTGAGCAGATTGAATATCCATTAGCTCCTGGAGGTTCAGCAGCAATGGTGATTAATTGTAGATGTAGTTATATAGTAGTACCTAAAAGAGATGAAAACGGTAGACTAATCAGAAGATAACGGGAGGTGATTAGGTGGCAATAGCCAATACTGCGGAAAATGAAATAAGAACCAGACCTAACCCTCCCAACATGAAAAAAACTATGAAAAGATATTTCGAACAAAAACTGATAGCAGACTCTGTTAGAGATGTATCAGAAACTTCACGAAAAGTGAAGGTGGCCATTAGTCAGATGGGTTCTAAGGACTATGATAATGATGTCATTGACCACGGAGCTTACAACAAGACTATGGCGGAA